TCTTACATCCTTCACTTACGCCCGTGACGTTAATGTGCGCGTAGGTGGCGGCTGGGATGAGTTTGTTTCAGCTATTTCCGTTGGCTATGGCGTAACCGGTGGATCAGATGATGGACTCATCGCGGCACCCGGCGCTGACGGTATGCCTATGATACAGGCTAACTTCGACAAGGATCTCTTTAAGACGCATGCAGTCACTCTCGGATCACGTATTCAGTGGATCGACATGCAGCGCGGCAACCTTACCGGACGCAACCTTGACACTATCACACGTGACGGTGTTCGTCTTGCTTACGATAAGCACATGGACGCTAACTTCTATGTCGGCTTTGCAAAGATCGGCACAACCGGTCTTATAAACAATGCTGACGTAACAGCTACCACAGCTACAAACGGAAGCTGGGCAACTGCTACAGCTGATCAGATCCTCGCTGATGTAAACGAGGCTATCATCGCAGCATGGGCAGCAGCTGAGTATGACCGCGATGCCATCCCGAACCACATGCTGATCCCTTATGAGCAGTACAACGTACTTGTATCGACCAAGGTTTCGAGTGCAGCTGATAAGAGCATCCTTGAGTACCTGCTTGATAACAACATCGCAAAGGCTAACGGCGTAGACTTCTTCATCGGTTCTACTGCATACTGCAAGGGCGCCGGAACTGGTTCTACCGACCGTATGGTTGTTTACTGCAACCGCGAGAAGTACATTGCCCTGGATGAGCTTGTACCTCTTACCCGTGCGATGACAACACCTAACACCGAAAACTTCTGCTATGACACAGCATATGCAGCAAACGTTTCGGAATGCGAGATTTTCTACACCGAAACCGTCATTTATGCTGACGGCATCTGATCGGTGATCAAAGAAGAGGAGGGTCCCTTATGTTTATCGTTTCCACAAAAGCGTACGGCGTAAAACTGAAAGACGGAAGTTTTTACAAGATCCCGAAGGGATATATTGGAGAGATTCCCGCCGAGGTTGCAAATTCGCTTATCGTTAAATTAGCGATCAAAGACGGCTCGATCTCGACTCCGGCTTCCAAGAAGGATGCCGTGGTCGAGAAGGCCGTTGAAGATGGCGAGAAGAAAGCCGTTGAAAATCAGAAGGCAAAAGAAGAGGAAAGAAAGAAGAAGAAATGAGGTGATGAGCCATGTTGTTTGCAAATCCTTTAATACCGGTATTTGAGGGGTTGAAGGCGGTCGCTTCCGGGACAACACACGGACAGAGCGGAACATATACCGTATCGAAATTTCGGTCAGACTTTCCGCAGTTCATAAACAAAGAAGGCACATCGCTTGTCCCTGCCTCAATACTGAACAATTTTGTCAACATGGCAAACTCCGCGATCTTTCCGAATGACTGGGGCGAAGTGTATGAATATGCGGCAGGCTTATATGTCGCTCATCACTGCGCTTTATTCTTAGAAACATATGCACCGATAGGCAGCGCGGCGCAGACGGCAGGATCAGCCCAGAACGTCGGAGTCGTAAAGACGGCGACAATGGGCGATACATCCGTCAGCTATGACAACAGCGCTGTGACAGCCGGGACGGAGAAATGGGGGACATGGAATGCGACCAAGTACGGTGCGCAGTTAGTAACCATGGCTCGAAGTCAGGGCATTGCGGGCGCTTATGTTATGTAGTTAAAAAGGCGGTGATGTCATGATTTTTTCAAATGGATGGTACACAGACAGCGTTGACGTTTACCGCGTTGAGGATGTGACCGAAGGATATATCAAGAAGCAGAAAAGCGTAAAAGTTGGGACTTATCCCTGCAGGATCTACAGATCACAAAAGGCGGGTCCCATTTATACGACCGAAGCGGGAAGGGTATCAAGCCAGGACGTGATGGCGGTCGAGCTTGAATGCGACATACAATCCGGTGATGAATTGTACATAACACGGGGTGGCAATCTGGGAAAGACTGCTGCCTCGCGTTATTTTGCCGGTGACATAATGCCGTATTACGAGCCCGTCGGCGCAATGTTCAATGGTTTAGGTCACATTGAGATCGGACTCTTGCAGGAAGAGGTGATCAAGAAATGAGCAGCTTCGGATCACAGATGAGGAAACGCTTGAAGGAGCTTGAAAAAGCCGGTCAAAACGTTCCTGCGATCGTGAATGAGGTTGCCATGGTTGCGACCATTGCAGCGGTCGAGGCGGCGACAAACGCGACTCCGCCAAACGGCGGGGCGGCGCTTGCAGGCACAAACGCACGATCGGGAAGTCTCGCGCAGCATTGGACTACAGACAGCAAGATAAAGCCGGTCAATGGTACAACGTACCTGGCGAACAATATGCAATATGCTTCTTATGTCAACGACGGTCATAGGATGGATAAGCATTTCGTTCCCGGCCTGCATGAAGTAGGCGGAAAGCTTGATTATGATGCAAACTATCCCGGTGGAATTATGGTCGGTACAAAAACGACATTTGTTCCCGGTCTGCACATGAAAGAGGCGGGCATTGGTAAGTATAGGCAGGTAGTAAGATCAGAACTTAAAAGACGGGTCGAGGAGGCGTTCAAATAATGGAATACAGCATCATGACGCTTTTGCAGGGGCTCGCAGAAGTCCTGAGCAGTTTAAACTATCCGATTTATATCAGCAAAAGACAGCAGGAAGTTGATACTCCTTGCTTTTTTTTGACCCTGATACTCGGTACTTCCCATAAAGAGCTCGGCGCGACCTATTTCAATGAGTTGAGCTTTGACATTGTATTTTTGCAAGATCCAAACATCATAAACGCAACCGAGGGCATTATTCAAGTAATCGAGTTTTTAGACGAGAATCTTGAACTGATACCATACAGATACGATGCGGAAAAAGATCCGACGCTTGTACATACATATGATCGTATGCATCAGATACAGGACTTTGATCTGCATTATCATGTAACATTTAAAAATCGCGTTTACATTGCGGATGATGATCCGCTCATGACATCGCTGGAGGTTAACTATGAAATCAAAGTCAAAGGACAATGAAGAAAAGACAGCCCAGACTTTTGAGACCAAGAGGCTTTTAAAGTCGAAGGCATTACAGAACTATCAGCCGGATTTTGTCAGGGTTATCCTTACGGGTCCGGAGTACACCATCGAGGAGGCCATTGACCTTCTCAACAAAAAATTAAAAGAGGAGGCATAAAAAATGGCAGGTGGTACATGGTTAAGCCAGAATAAGATTTTGCCTGGCGTTTACATCAATACCAAGAGCAAGGGATCGCTCCCCGTTTCGGTAGGTCCCAAGGGCATCGTTGCAATATGCGAGCCTTTGAGCTTTGGCCCGGTTAAGGTTGTGAGCGAGTATATCCCCGGTGATGATCCGACTCCCATAATCGGATCAAATTTACTTTCAAGCGCAGCACTTTTCCTTCGTGAAATGTGCAAAGGCTCAGATACTACTCCCGCACCGAGCAAGATCTTAATTTACAGACCTGAGGGCTCATCGGGTGTTGCTGCAACCGCAACGATCGGAGCGCTTGACGTTGCTGCAAAATACATCGGAGCGCGTGGCAATGATATCACGATTGTGATCACAGCAGATCCTGATAATGTGGGATATTATAACATCGTTACTGTAGTAGACGGCGACATGGTTGATGATCAGTACATCAACGATCTCGGAAATCTGATTGCTAATGCCTGGGTTACTTTCACGGGCACCGGCACAACGATCACAGCGACTTCCGGCACGGCACTCACCGGCGGCGTAGATCCTACAGTCAGCGCAACAGACTATGCGGCATTCCTGACCGCAATCGAGCCTTATACATTCGACATCGTATGCTATGACGGCGGCAATGCAACAATCGCAGCAGCATTTGCGGCATTCGCTCAGAGAATAAGCACAACGACCGGACGTAAGATACAGGCAGTTATGTCGAACAACAGCGGAGCAAACAGCGAGTGGGTTATAAACGTACTGAACGGCGTTAAGTTGTCAGACGGTACAACCATTTCGGCAGCACAGGCGACCTGGTGGCTTGCAGGCGCAGAAGCGGGCGCTCCTTATAATAAGTCATTGACTTATGCACAGTATCCCGGCGCTATCGAGGCAAATCCGAAGAAGACAACATCAGAGATCGAAAGCGCGGTAACCACAGGCGATATCGTATTCTTTGACGAGTTTGACAGCGTTAAGGTTTGCACCGACATCAATACTCTTACATCCTTCACAACAGACAAGGGACCGGAGTATTCAAAGAATCGCGTTATGCGTGTTCTTATGCAGCTTTGCAATGATATCTATAAGCAGTTCTCGCTTTACTTCATCGGCAAGGTTGACAACAACGACACCGGCCGCAACCTTATGAAAGGCTGGATCGTCGGATATATCAACGAGATGCAGGCTAACAACGGCGTACAGAACTTTACTGCTGACGATGTAACAGTTCAGCAGGGCAACACGATCGATAGCGTTGTTGTAAACATCGAGATACAGCCCGTTGACAGCATTGAAAAGATTTATATCACTGTGACCGTATCGGCTACAGAAGCAGAATAAAGGAGGGACTGAGCTATGGCATTTTTACTTGAAAAAGACGCTCTGAACGGAAAACAGGGCAAAGCGATCGCAACGATCAACGGCCAGAATCAGGAACTCTTTGGAGCAAAGAAGATTCAGACCGACGCAGAGTTCCAGGAATCAGATTTCAAAGTTATCGGAACGACTCTGGTACAGAAGAAGACAACAGGTGTAAACCTGACCGGTACAATGACAATCTATTATGGCACTCCGATCTTTATCCGCATGGTGCAGGAATATATAAAGACCGGCAAGATGACATTCTTCAATTTACAGATCGAAAATGATGATCCGTCTACTTCGGTAGGAAAGCAGACCGTTGTTTATTATAACTGTAAACTGAACAAAGTACCGTTGTCGATCTTAGACAGCGACAGCGATTTTCTTGAAGAAGAAGTCGGCTTTAGTTACACGAACATCGAAGTACTTGACTGGTTTACAAATCCGTCAACACTCGGCTAATTTAAAAGGGGGAATATATCATGAGTATTAAGGCATTTATGCAGCCGCCGATCGAGGCGGAGACAAAAAAGGTTATAATTTCGGAGCGGTTTGCTGATGAGAAGGGCAAGCCGCTTCCGTTTGTTATCCGGGCAATCAGCCAGGAGACAAATGAGGGCTTACGCAAACAGGCAAGTAAGCCGATCAGGAAGAACGGCGTAACAGTAGGCGAGGATCTTGATTCTATAAAATACGGGCGCCTTCTCGTTTTAGCCTGCACGGTAGAGCCTGATTTCAAAGACAAAGAATTATGCGATTATTACAAGACCATGGACCCGTCGGAGATCCCCAGCAGAATGTTGGGAGCCGGAGAATACGCGAAGCTTGTCAAAGAGATCAACAAGCTGAACGGTTTTGTAATGGATGACGAAGCACTTGAGGAAGAAGCAAAAAACTCGTAAATGAGGACACGCTTGACTCGTTTCTGTGTCGCTATATGCTCACAGAACACGGCGTATTTCCTCATGACGTGATAAATATAGACATACGCGAAAAAATGCTCATTAAAGCCATTTTGGAGCGTGAAGTCAAAGAGCGAGAGAAGTTAAAGAAGAAGAGGTGACGGCATGCCTGGGATAAGAGAACAATTAAGCATTACAGATGGATTTTCACAGACGTTCAGAGCATTCCAGAGCGCCGCTGACAGCGCCACGCAATCGGCTGATGGCTTAAATTCAAGCATTGATGATTTTGGCAATAACAGCAGTCTTGATCGGTTTATTGCTCAATTGGATGATGTAACAAAAGTACTTGCAGACATTACATCCGAACAAAGACAGGTCACCGAGGAAGTAAAACGTACATCAGAATCAGTTGGTAAATGGCTCAATGGTCTTAAAAGTGTTATATCGTCAATGGGCGGTATGAAATTGGCCAAGGAATTTATCGAAGAAGCCGACGCGATGAGCGAGATGCAGGCAAAGCTCAATGCGATCAATGATGGTCTGCAAACGACCGATCAGCTCAATAAAATGATCTTTGCATCTGCTCAACGGTCCCGTGGATCATATCAGGACACAGCTAATCTGGTTGCGCGTCTGGGAATGAATGCAGCAGAAGCGTTCAGTTCAAACCAGGAAGCGATCACCTTTGCCGAGAACTTAAATAAAGCATTCAAGATCGCGGGTGCGTCCGGTCAAGAGCAGGCAAGTGTTATCCTGCAGTTATCTCAGGCACTTGCGGGCGGCGCTTTACGAGGTCAGGAGTTCAACGCGGTTATGTCCGGAGCTCCGAATGTTATCAGAGAAATCGCGGATTATATGGGCGTTCCGGTCGGTGAGATGCGAGATCTTGCAGCAGAAGGAAAAGTCACAGCAGAGATTGTAAAGAATGCGCTTATCAGTGCGACAGATGATATAAACGCTCAATTTGAACAGATGCCGCAGACCTGGGGCAGCATTATACAAAGCGGAAAGAATTATCTTATCTTTGGACTGCAGGAAGCCTTTGCAGACTGGCAAACGCTGCTCAATTCAGAACAGTTCCAGCAAGTAATGGATACTCTATTAAATGGCGTTATAGCGTTTGCAAGAGCAGGCGCGAGCGTTATCAAGGGCGTTGCAAATGCGGTCATATGGGTAAGAGATCACTGGGCGACGCTGGCACCGGTAATATATGGCGCAGTTACAGCGATTGCGTTGTTTAAAGTAACGAGCATGGCGGCGGCTATCGCTTCTGCGGCGAGCTGGGCGATGTCTCATTGGTGGCTTTTTGCGCTTGCAGCGTTACTTGTACAGGTTGCATCGGTAGCAGGAAAGATGGGACTTAAATTCGAGGATGTCGGTCGGTTTATCGGTGGCGTGTTCGGAGCATTATACGCATTTGTTTACAATGTCTTTGCAGATATATGGAACGTGGTTGCTATATTTGTAGAGTTTTTCGCGAATGTCTGGTCTGATCCTCTGGGGTCTATTGCGAGAATGTTTGTTGCTCTTGCCGATGTAGTTCTAAGCACGCTCGAATGGATCGCGGATGCGATGGACTGGGTATTCGGTACATCAAAGGGCGATACGATTCGTTCTTGGCGCGAGGACATGAAAAACTGGGCCATTGAAAACTTCGGTGAAGCTAATGTCCATGTTGAGCGTATGGAAAAGATGAGTTATGCAGACTCAGCAATCAGCTTCGGACAAAAAGGCGCAGATATAGCAAAAGGCATTGAAGGCATCGTCGATAGTCTTACGGGCGAATACAGTGCCGTTGATGAAATCAATGGACAGCTCGCAGGACTCACAGATTCAATTACGGATGTAACGGGTCCGACCGGAGAGGTTGCAAATGTCGGCTCCGTTGGCGAGATCAAGAACGATGTAAACCTTGCAGAAGAGGATATCAAGATATTAAGAGATCTGGCTGAAATGAAATATATGCAAAAGGTAGAGCTCCAGACATTGGCACCGAATATAACGGTATCTATAGAAGAAGCTGCTGCAGGAACGCTCAGCGCGGAGGATGTCGCAAGCAAGATCCAGGGTATATTGATAGAGCAGGCAGCAGCACATACAGCTACAGCGCATTAAATAGGAGGGCGGCATGAAGGTTAAGCCAAAAACAAAGATATGGTTGGAGTTTGGCGGCGAGAAATTCCTGCTGCCGGTCAATCCTGAGGAGATGGATATCACAAAAGGCACTCCGAACGATCAGTTTATGATCATGGGAATCGGCCAGATCGATGTTCCTCAATTATCAAACTTACAGAAGATAAAATTTGATTGTTTCTTTCCGGGCGATACATCAGATCCTTATACGAACTCAGAAGCCCAGCCGCCGAAGTATTACATGGATATCTTAACGAATGCCATGAATACGGCACAGGTCGGCAAGCTGACAGTAAAAAGGCCCGGAAAGAATAATATGAATATTCGGGTTACGGTCAAAAACTTCCAGACTACAGATACCGGCGGAGATCCGCTTGATATGCCGTACAGTCTGGAGCTTTTGGAGTACCGCAAAACAAAGCCCGAAAAGGTCGTTATAAAGAAATCCAGTAATAAAGTAAAGACAGCGAGCAAAGAAGTACAGAGGGCGGTAGATAAGCCTGTTTTGAGAGTAGGCGCCAAGGTCATTGCGAATGGAAATTATTATTATTCCTCATATGGTGACGAGCCTCACGGTACCGCGAAGAACTTGCAGATAGAAGTCAAGAGGATCGTCAAAGGTCGCGCTTATCCTGTCTTAATCGGGACACATGGCTGGATAAAAGAAAGCAATTTGCAGATAAAGGGGTGATTGAATGAACATATCACTCAAAGTTATCACAAAAAAAGGCAATAAAGAAATAATAAAAGACTATGCGCCGGTGATGGTTAGTTGTGATTATGTAACAAATCGCACTAATTCACCCGGCAAATTTTCTTTTGCGACCGTTGAAGATGCAGGAATCGATATCGAGCTTGGCAGCGCGATATATGTCACTTTGGAAGGGCAAAACTTTTTCAAGGGTTATGTATTCAGCGCAGAACGTCAGAAAAGCCATAAAGTCTCATATGTGGCTTATGATCAGCTCCGGTATTTGAAGGCGAAAGCATCATATGATTTTAGAGCCCAGACGCTGGGCGACATAATAAAGACCATTGCGGCAGACTTTGATCTTCAAGTCGGGGACATTGTAAACACAGGCTATAAAATACCGAGCCTCAGGGCAGAGAATGAAACGTGTTTGGATATCATTGAGGATGCTTTGACACAGACGATAAAGCAGACCGGAAAGATCTTCTTGTTCTATGACGATTACGGAAAGCTGACTCTGATCGAGGCGAGCAAGCGCATCTGGAATAAGCTGATCGGAGACGCTTCTCTTTTGTCTGATTATAACTACCAAAGAAGCATTGACTCAGACACATACAACCGCATCAAACTGGCAAGGCCGAACAAAAGCACCGGCCGGGCGGATGTGTATATTTACCAGGACACTTCCACGATCGCACAATGGGGATTGTTACAGTATTACAATACCGTTGACGAGAATATGAACGCGGCACAGATACAAGAACTATGCCAGAACTATCTGAAGTATTATGACCGCGTTTGGCAGACTTTGAAATTAAAAAAGATCATCGGTGCGCCGGAGCTTCGGGCAGGCTGGATCATTCCGGTCAGAATAAACGAGATCGCGGCAACAAATACGACCAGAATGTTCTTGACCGAAAAGATCAGCCACAAGATAAGCGGTAATAATCACACGATGGAGATTGAAGTCCGGAATTTTAACGACCTGGGAGGAGTATAAGAATGGAATTGATAGACACGCTCCATCAGATCATAAAAGAAAGCATGGACGCGATGCAGATGACAGAGCTTGCGATCGGTACCGTTGAGAGCGTGAGCCCGTTGAGCATTTCGTTGAATGCCAACCTGCCGTCGATCCCTGAGGAAGCGCTGATCCTGACCGACTCGGTAAAACAAAGGATCGTACAGGCTCCGGGAACGGGTGAGGACACAGTAACGCATAATCCGGTCACAACAACAACCGATGTTGAAGTCCAGAGCGATTTGCAGATCGGTGATGCGGTGATCTTATTGAGAGTCATGCGCGGGCAGCAGTTTATTGTATTGTCAAGAATAGTTTAGGAGGGAAATCATGGCAAACACACTCCCGGAGGGGACCGATCTTGAAGATCTTGTCAACGAGTCCCTGCCGACAAATACATTTTTAATAAATCCGGAAGGAGATCAGATCGCAGGCCAGAACGAAAGTCTTGAGGCGATGCGCCAGGCAGTCGAGATCATTCTGACAACAAGGAGATTTAATTATCAGATATATACGTCAAATTTCGGCGTTGAACTGGATGACCTCATCGGAGAAGATCCGGACTATATCGAGTCTACTTTGCCGGAGCGCATACGCGATGCTTTTAGCGTTGATGATCGTATATTGATGGAAAAAAATTACAACTTTACTGTGCAGGGCGACAATATGCTTGTGACATTTGAAGTCGTGACAGTATTCGGGACTTTTGGAACGGGGGTGCAGATCTGATGATAGATTTTTCCGGCTATACAAAAGAATATATCGAGGAACAGATGCTTGAACAGGTCGATCCAAATATCGACACTCGCGAGGGCTCAATGGTACAGACCGCAGTCGCTCCGGGCGCATGGTGGCTTGAGGGAATGTATTTAGATTTGGATAAAGTACAACAGAACTCCAACAGCCAGACGGCAGTCGGGTCGTATCTCGATCTGATCACAGAAAGCCGAGGCATATATAGAAAAGCAGCGACTCCTGCGGTACGCCAGGGAACTTTCAACATGGCGATCCCGCAGGGGTCAGTTTTTAAAACCATAAACGGAGCCGACAGCGTGAATTTTGTTTCGGGCGATCTGGTCAGCTCCGGGCTTACATATGTCTATGAAATGACCTGCGAGGTTGCCGGCATTATAGGAAACAGCTACACCGGCCCGATCATGCCGGTTACGGCGATCAATGGACTCACTCTGGCGACCATCGGCACGATCATCACAGTCGGCACAGACGAGGAAACCGACGCGGCGCTCCGGGCAAGGTACGCAGAGAGCTTCGAGGTTGCGGGCTTTGGTGGAAATATCTCGTCATACAGAAATACGATCCTGAGTCTGTCAGGCGTTGGCGCTGTGCAGGTTTATCCGTCATATAACGGCGGCGGAACTGTACTGTGTTCAATACTCGATGATAATTACGAGCCGGCACAGACGGCATTGATTGACGCAGTACAAAACTATATTTGTCCGCCTGTCAATGCTCCTTCTTCTTTAGGCTTTGGTATGGCTCCGATAGGCGCACTTGTAACGATCACAACAGGAACGGTTTTATCGATTGATGTGGCTTGTACGATACAATGGGACACCGGACACGGCGGAGCGACAGATATCCAGGCAGTCGAGGATGCTATTGCGGCATACATAAAGACAGCAGGACAGAGCTGGGGCGATGCGATAGTCGGGTACACAGTACAGTATTCAGTAACGGTATTTTTGGCGCGTGTAATATCCGCAATCCTGGGAGTCGAAGGCGTGATAAATGTCACGGGCGTGACGTTGAACGGATCGGCTGCGGATGTGGTATGCACAGAGACAGACGCTTTGCAGGAAATTCCTGAGATCGGAACGGTGACGATATCATGATAGAGATCGCGACAAAAGATGATCTGGTGGCGCTGCTGCCGGAGTTATTCCAAAAAGTCATTGAATATCCCGAAATCATGAAGGCATGGGCGAAAGGGTTAGACATGGCCGGCGGATCTGAACAGCAGATCTGGGACAACCTTTATATTCAGACCTGCGACGAGGCAACGATCGCACAGTACGAAACGCTCTTGAATTTAGTTCCGGCTCCGGGCGATTCATTAGAGGTCAGGCGTACCAGAGTCATGTCGAGACTTGCAATCTCGATCCCGTATTCAGAGAGAAAACTGAGATCGATATTTGATGAATTGTACGGTCCCGGAAATTATACGCTGACAGTCGATCATGTCAATCAGACCGCAGACATGGTTTTTAATGTCCAAATAAACAATGCTATGTTGGACTTTTGTACAACCTGGTACATGATGGCACCTGCTCATATGGCTTTTACCGTATCGGAGGATATAACGACCGATATTGACGGTGATATGTATTTTGGCGGATGTGTTGAATGTACGGAGTATATAAACATTTAAGGAGGGAATATGGCAAATTTCAACCTCACGATCACAGACGAGGGCGCAGCATTTCTGGCGGATGTGATTGCAAATCAGGGAAATATTGATTTTACAGAGATGCGCTTCTCGTCAACCAACTATGTAGGCCAGGAGTCAACAGTAACAGAAGGCACATGGACAGGAACATTTATCACGGCAACACCGAGCGCGTCAGTTGTAGACTCTACAACGATAAATGTTGCGGCATCCTTTGACAATTCGACCTTTACTTCTTCGAAATCTCTTTACTCGATCGGAATTGTGGCGACTGATGGCAATAATACCGCACTTGTGGCGGTGGCAACGTCTTCAGTTCCGCAGACAATTCCGGAGTTTGTTTCGACGGCATCGCACTATGCTTATAACTTAAACCTTGCTGTATCAAGTACGTCAAACATAACAGTCTCAGCATCAACGGCCGGTGCGCTTTATGTATTTGACATCGTTGACAATCTGACCAGTACAGCGACAAATAAGCCTTTATCCGCTAACCAGGGCAAAGCACTCAGCGAAGCAAAACAGAATAAAGAACTTGCGACTCCTATAACTATAGGCGGCACAAGTCAGACAACGGTTGAGGGCGCAATAGGCGGTCTAAACAGCGTTAAAGCTGACAAGACTGATATTTCCTCAATTATTGCCACAGGCGCAACCAATACCACAGGTGCAACCATTACAGCGGGAACATACTTCTATCTGAATGGTGTGCTTGTTAAGGCTAAAGCTGATATTGCAAATGGAGCAAGCTATACAGACGGAACAAACTATGAAGCGGTAACGGTGGGCGGTCTAAATGCTTTAAAAAATGAATTAAATGACAGACTTGTTGCAACAGGAACGGGTGCAAATAATGCGGCTAAATTACAATCATTAGCTTCAAGTTTTTCAGCATTAAATGCTGCGGAAAAAAGAAATTGTTATCTTATAGTAGTTAATGAGAAATTAAATATCGGAAATGTTAGTTCAGCATATTTTTCAGGTACTCTTGTTGCATACGGTGGCGGAAATGTGAACACAATTATAGATGGAGTATGCTTGACAACGGGCGAATATTATCGTGTCAAGTGGGTAAATACCACAATGAGTATTGATGATTTATCTTCAAGTAATTTTCAAATAGAATTATATGTTTCAAAATCAGTATGATTAACAAAAAATATAATTTAGGAGGACAAATAAATGAAATACGCAATCATCAAAGTTATTAACGGCAGCTACGCAGTTCACGCAGAGGGAATCACAAGCCTTGCAAGCGCAAAGGTTCAGTTTCATGGTCTTTGTCAGACATTATGGAACGCTCCTGATGTAGTAACCGCAAAGGTCAAGATCGTGGATGAAAACCTTGATACCGTTGAAGGATATCAGGAATTTATCTCACATCCCGTAACAGACTAAATCAACCATGTGGAGGCGTAAACCACAATAAAAACACCGATTTTTTGCAATAAGTCAACATTTTTTCTGATAGAAAAGGATGAATTATGACAAGAGGAACTACACCGACAGAGATATATGAACTTGACACTCCCGATCTTGACATGTCTACGTTGACAGTCGTTTGGATAACCATTCGCGACGAACGAGATCAAAAATATACATGGGATGATATTTCAAGGATGTCTTTTGATAATGAAAACAAGACGATATCTATCACGTTTACTCAGGAGGAGACATTGGCTTTTGTTCCAGGCCAAGCGACTGTAGACATCCGCGCGTTGACTGCGGACAATAAAGCAATTGCGACTGATACAACAATTATCGAGATACACGATACACAGAAAGACGGGGTGATAACGAATGAGTGAAATAATCAAGATGCACGTTCGGGAAACGATACAGACAGGCGGCGGCGGTGGTTCAGACGCTATATGGTTGCCGAATGTCAGCGAACAGGGTGTGATTTCGTGGACAAAGAGCACATCAACAACCGCACCGACAGAGAGAAATATCAAAGGCGCAGACGGCCAGAATGGACAGGACGGACAGGATGGCGCACCCGGACAGGATGGTGCTGACGGTCTTGGCATAAAGTCGGTGGACATCAACGGGAGCAATCATTTGATTGTTACTTATGATGATAATACTACGCATGATGCGGGGGCATTGCCTACTGTGCCTATTGCAGAAAATCAGGAGGTGTGATATGGCTCAATGGTTAATCAATAGCGATACACTTACTGGAATCGCCAATGCCGTCAGAACAAAAAAAGGAACGAGCGGGTTAATTGAGGTTTCTGATCTGGCAAACGAGATTACATCCATTCCCTCTGGTGGGGGCGGGATTCCTCGTCATCAAGTACCGCAGACGGGTACATGGCAATTTAAAACCACACCAACAAAAGGTTATCTGATTATCGGCAAGGACGATGATGTAACAGATTCAGCACAGTTCGTACGCATGGTTACGGGATATGGTTATCCTGTTGTACTTAATTCACAGCATCAATGTCAAACCGATTCGGTCACAAGTGATGCTGACGGGGAATATACCACTTATCCCACAGGCTCAATATCACGCTTTCCGAGCGCATCAACCATAAACGCATTGAACAAAGTGGTTCTTGCGCAGAATTTAGGCGAGATCGCTTTGCATGGTGCTACGGTTGACAAAGCATGGGATTCATCACTTCTGACGGGCAATGTGCTTGATACATTCTATGCCACATATACAGCGGGCGGCGGAACAAAGAGCAAGTCGGATTTTAAAGATGCTGTACTTGAAACATACGCTGATACGGATGTTGAACAGGGCGCATCTCGTATAGCTACATTGAGATCATCACTTGAAACCGATATTTCTGATTCGGTAGACACAATCGGAATGTGGGGCGGTACTCCTACATTTACGATAGATGGCATTGACATCGGTGCCACTACTCCGATTTTGAGCGGCACACAGAAGATTTCCCGTGCGCAGAATTATCAGGGCGATGGTCTTTTGAATGATACTCTTTCACAGAATCCTTATTATATCACCCGTGATTCAAGCGGTCTTACTCCCGCCGGAATAACAAGCGCATTGACAAAAGCTTATAATGGAAAACGATGCGTTGAAGTTTTCCAGCATTATTACTTGGATGGAACAAAAGCAAAGTGGGATGATTTCAAAACTACGATGGACACGATCAAGACTTGGGTAGATCAGGGAAAGATCGAGGTTGTAACACGCAAACAATATTATGAGTTAGGCGAGTTTGCGGCTGATCCTATTGTCGGATTGTCATTGACTACGGATGAATCGTCATACTCCACAAATATTACTTTGACAGATTCAAACTTTATATGCAAAGCAATCCTTGATAGCGGAGCAGAGGTCATTTGTGGTGATGATTGCATTTTGGATTATTCCGATGTCGATACTTCCACAGTGGGAACTTATACAGCAACCTTGCAATACAGAGGCAAGGCTACAAGCTGTTCAGTTGTGATTACGAACACAAGTCCTACTCACTATTTACTTGAAAATGCTTCATTTTCAGGTTCGTCAATGAGTTCGAGGTCGGGAATCGGAAATCTATCCGAAGATATAACATACGAATCAGGCAAGAGTTATCGAATACAGTTCCATTTTTCAGCCGAAGTGACAGTACAGTATGCGACAAATCAGATGGGATTTTATGTTCCAAACAGTAAAACGGGAACTGATAATTGGTACACATCAGGCACAGATCAGGTAATCAGTAACGTGGAAACGGGAACTATTAGCAGAGATATAGTTTTAGACATAAACGGTGTTACAACAAATACTCTTGTTAATAAGCTGTGCAGAGTGGGTGTAATTCAGAATTTTACTGTCGGCGCATGGAGTATCACAGGCGCATATATCTACGAGATAGAGGGAGAATAAAGGAGGCACTTTATGGTAACACGACAAGATTTTTGTAATGAAATGAACAGAATGTATGAAAATCACGGAATGTACGTTGGCACCGGCAACGGTGAGCGCACTCTTGATGTCGCTGGGAAATTCTTTGAGATGGAGAAGAACTACGGACGGCGAGATAAGAGCGGAAATCCTTTGTGGTACACTGATACGGCGAGAGATTATGAATACCTGGCGAAGTGTTACCGCAAAAAGTGGGACATGAAAGAATCCCGTGCGGCAGATTGCTCGGGAGCACCGACCTACTGCCTGCGCAAGCTCGGCATCATCGCAAACACGGCAGACTATAACTGCCGGTCATTTATAAAGGTCTGCAAGGAGAGAGGCAAGCTTGTGCCTCTCAAAGATTTGCAGCCGGGTGATCTCGTATTCAACAAAGAAGTAGAACCCACGCACATGGGTACATATGTCGGGGACGGGATGGTCGTCGAGTTCAAAGGAAGAGACGACGGCTGCGTCCGCAGGAAAACAAGCGAGGGCGGATGGGCGGTCGGTGGCCGCCTTCCTGACGACTGGTTCGATGGCGATGATATGGTACTGACACGAGTTTTGAAGTATATCCCCGAAAACATGATGCGGGGCAATGATGTCAAACAAGTACAAATACAGCTACAGCTTGCGGGTTATACACCCGGCGCGGCCGACGGAGTATTTGGTAAGAAAACGAAAATCGCCGTGCAGGCATTTCAGCTAGACAATAAACTCACAGCCGACGGAATAGTAGGCAAGAACACGGCAGAAGCGCTTGGCTTCAAGTGGGAAGGATGACAAGGTAGGTGGTTGATATGGAGATTGCAATAGCAATACTGGGCAGTGGGGTTATTTCTACAGCAATTAGCTGTCTGTTTCAACTTCACAGCGACAAGAAAAAGAAACTTGACAAGTTTGAAACAGGAATGAGCCTGCTTTTACTGTCAGCTATGAAAACAACAGGCAAGGCTATTCTCGCAGATGGTGAGGTATCAAAGAGCGATTATGATAGCTTTTGTGCTACTTATAACGCTTATAAATCACTAGGCGGTGACGGATGGGCTGACGGTATCAAAAAACAAGTAGATGCTTTGGAAAAGACTATTGATGAATGAGGAGGATAATACCATGAAAAACAAATGGAAGAAATGGGCAAAAGCTGCGCTTATTCGTGCATTACGCACTTTTGGAGAATCAGCACTCGCTTATATAGGAACAGGCGCATTGGTGCTTGGTGATGTTAACTGGCTCGGGGTTCTATCTTCGGGAGCTTTTGGTTTTATTTTGGCATGGCTCATTGCATTGACGGGACTCCCCGAAGTGGATGAATAAAGAAACGCGGTAATTGACCGCAGGCGCACAGCAAGTGCGTGTGACTTTGGTGGAAAAGGGATTTTCCATATAATATATTCCCCCAAAAATTCCCCGGCGAAAGCTGGGGTTTTTTTGTTGTAAAATCGATCGATATTGGTGCCACATTTGGTGCAACACGGAGCCAAAAAAAGGGGTGGTGCAACACAGGTGCAACAACAAAAACACAACAAAACGATACAAAACAGAACAAAATAAAAATAGCGGAAACCCTTGATATTAAAGGCTTTTCCGCTATTTTTAATTAGTGAGCCACTCGGGACTCGAACCCGAGACAACTTGATTAAAAGTCAAGAGGTTATTATTTTATCATCCGCTATTTTCGCGGCTCCGCGAAGGTGCTTTTTCTTTTAGTACAACATCTGTACAACATCACGGTCAAAAATCGCATTGAGTTTCGTCATAGTATCTTCTTTTTGCGCGTCCAGATGCGCGTACACATCTGCGATCATTTTGTAGGACGTATGACCTGCAAGCCGCTGCGCCTCTTTTGTACTGACACCGGAATAATATAAAAGCGTCAGATAGTTATGGCGGAAACAATAAAGCGTCAGATCCGTCTCATGTCCGAGAACCGCTTCTATTTTTTTCTTTATCCGTTCCCACTCTCCGAGGTAGGCAGTCTTGCCACGGTAGCCACCGTCCTGCCCGTAGAAAAGAATCGGTGTTATATTTATACTCCTATAAGCTTTGAGGGCATTTATGACCGTTCTGGGCGCTTCTACGGCACGAATAGATTTATTTGTTTTAGGATAGCACACATGTGGCCGATTGCTTTTCTCAAACACGATCGACTTATTAACGCGGATCACGTTCGCCTTGAAGTCGATGTCGTCCCAGGTGAGGGCATATATTTCGCCGGGACGCAGGCCGCATCCGTAGGCTATCATTATAAAGGCCCGCTCCCGCTCAGTCAGATCGGCGGTTTCGATCGCGTGCATCTCCTCGGCAGTCAGGGCACGCTTTTCTTTTTTGATGTACCTCGGGAGTTCCAGATCGGCAGCAGGATTTTTGAGAACGATACTGTCCGCGATTGCCTGTTTGAAGATCTGCCGCAAGGTCATGCGCATCTGTTCGCAGATCCGGGGTGTGGCGCTGTGCTCATTTATGAGAGCCTGCAGATGGATCGGGCGGATGTCCTTTACTTTCATTCCGTCAAGAGAACAAAACTGCTTTTTAAGTAGATGGTCATACATCTCGCGGGTGTTGATGCCACGGTTCGCTTTATAAGTTTCGAACCACATGCGGGCATAGTCCCCGAAGCGCACGTCCTCGTCGAGCAGGTTCCTGCCGGAATCGATGTCATTTTTCACGGCTCGGATCTTCTTTTCGAGTTCTGCGGTCGTGGGAGCATACACCCATTTGCGGATCAGGCGGCCGCGTTCATCGTGTCCGATCGTCACACCGGTCTGATAATATCCGCGTTTGTTTTTTGTATATTTCGAAGAAGCCATAGAACCTCCTATTTGATTGTGATCTGTCCAGTCTCACCGGTAGCGACCATAATGTCATCGACATAGAACCATACAAGAGGAGTCCACGGCTCCTCCATGATATGATGATTCCAGAGTGCGGTCATGATCTTCACATAGATGTTCGAGCAAAAAGCTTCCTGCTCGTATGTGGACGATCCTCTCCAAAACTCGGGATTTATTTTAACAGTATATTCGGCTCCATCCTCAGAGATCTTGACGTTGAGTGTCTCGCAGATTTCCTGCATGTCGGCATTGAATGCCTTTTTATTTTTTGCGTTGATATTATGCAGCACGATCAGGGCAATGATGATCGCAACGACCAACACAATGAAGACGGCCAGAAGGATCGGAAACAGCTTTGATTTTTTCTTCTCTTCCATACAATCACTCCTCCGACAATGATTTTAAAACCTCGATGGCAGCATCAAGATTCTTCGGCAAAACCTTGACGGCAGCTTGAAACAGAGCCGCACGCTTTGCAGATTCACCGATGATCGGTGCTTTTGTATCAACAGTCAATTTGACGTGCTCTCTGCCCGGAGCCTCGTATGTGATAGTAGCCGTTGAGTCTTCCATGCCTAACAGCCAGTCAGGCTGACAGTTAAGAATGTGAGCCAACTTTGCAACATGGCTTCTCTCAAAATATTTAATCTTTCCGGATTCAAGCTTGCCGATCGTCTGACGACTGACACCCAGTTCTTTACCAAGCTCGGCTTGTGTCATTTTACACTCTTTCCGCTTTTGTTGTACTCGCAGTCCCATTGTCTTCATAAGTGGCACCTCCTGACAATATTTTATAAGCAAGTGACAACATACACTATACCATATATATAGAATAAAATCAAGGTTGACAACATTTTTTTTCTTTTCGTAAAATTTTGTATTGACAAATGGAAACTGTTTATATACAATGTCAATCATGAACAACATAAATGGAAACAAACAGTAGCATTTGCAAAGGAGGTGTGGAATGAACAAGTGTGAACTGAAAGCTGAGATTGCGAGGCATGGAGACCGTCAAAAGGATCTCGCCTATGCTCTCGGAATATCGCCGTCGGTGCTCTCTTCAAGGATAAACGGGATTACACCCTTTACTCATCCGGAAACAGAAGCCATTGCAGCGCGGTATAAAATGTCAGCAAAGGACATTATGCGGGTTTTTTTTGACAAATAATGCTACTATCAGTAGCATTTGGAAAATAAAATGTAAAGGAGGCGGTGCACAATGAAATATAAAAAAGCCTGCTGACCGTTGGCGCGATACAGCAGACTTAGAAAGGATAAAACTTACATAATGCAAGTATAACACTTGCGGAAAGGAAATGCAATGACTCAAAAAGAAAAGATTCTCCTGCACCTGCAGAAGAAGGGCAAGATCACCGATCTGGAAGCTTACCAGTCCTACGCGATCCGCAGACTCGGAGCGAGGATATGGGATCTGAGGGCAGAAGGACATACGATCATATCAGAGCCGACTAAGGCCAAGAACAGATTCGGACAGACGACCTGCTTCACGACTTATGTCTTAAAGGAGGATTGATATGCCTCAAAAGTATTTCAAGGTGACCGAGGTCGCCAAGATATTCTCCATGAAACCGGCACGGATCAGGGAACTATGCCACGCACGCGGCCAGAGATTCGCATTCCAACCGGTCAAGAACGGAAACATATTGATTGATATAGCAGAATTTGAAAAGTGGTTAAAAATATACCGCGCATGAGGAGGTTTGAAATGATATTCAACTATTTGGACAATTTGTCACTCGATACAGTTTTGAAAAGCTATCAGGAAGGCTATGTGTTTGTTATCAACAACGGACACGCGGATGCAATGGTAAAGGAGGAATCAGACGATGAGTGATGAATACATTGTTATGACAGATGATGAAATGGACATCTATATGGCTGCCGAGGAAGAATCGGAGCAGTTTGTGATCGACAACGAGAGCAAATGCAACTGGGCAATAAAGGTCATCAAAGACGAAACAGCAGAAACTGATCGCATACTTTCCATCATCAACGATCAGATCACACAACTCACAAAGAAGGCGCAGGACGTGCAGGAAAGCCTCAATCGTCGCACCGGCTATCTAAAAGGACTCTTATATAACTATTTTCTTACGGTACCTCACAAAGAAACAAAAACACAATCACAGTACAAGCTTCTCGACGGCACACTGGTATTCAAGAAGCCGAGCGTCAAGATCGTCAGACCTGAGAACGATGATCAGCTCGTAGCATATCTCGAACAGGGACAGCCGGATCTGATCGACACGATCAAGAAACCCAGATGGGGAGAGTTCAAAAAGAACCTCACACTCACCGATGACGGCGAAGTGGTCGACATGGCAACGGGAGAGAAGCTCGACTTCGTAAAGACAGAAGAAGATCCCGGATCGTTCGATGTAAAGGTGGTGTGATCGTATGAACATATTTGAAACAATCAACGCGGTCATGGCCGACATCGGAGCGGTCGGCAAGACTTCCAAGAATCAACAGCAGGGATTTATGTTCAGAGGCATCGACGCAGTCATGAACGCTCTTGCTCCTGCTCTGGTCAAGAATAAATGCTTTGTGGTGCCTGAGATATTAGATCAGACACGCGAAGAACGACAGAGCTCAAAGGGCGGCACACTCCTCTACTCTATCTGCAAGATCAGATATACCTTCTATGCTGAGGACGGTTCGAGTATATCCGCAACCGTGATCGGTGAAGGCATGGACTCCGGGGACAAGGCAACGAACAAGGCAATGAGCATCGCATTCAAGTATGCCTGCTTCCAAGTCTTCTGTATTCCTACAGAGGAAATGCAAGATCCTGACGCGGAGTGTCATGAGGTAAAGGGCAAACAGAAGGATGAAAACGCAAAGATCAGCGCGACCGATGCAAAGGCTCTGACGGAGCGATGCAAAAAGGACGGACTGCCGATCGAGAAGATCTTCGAATGGTACAAGGTCAAGACGGTCAATGATCTGACGGCAAAACAATACGCAAATCTCAATAGCAACTGGACGGCAGCAGTCGAGAAGGCGAAGGCATGAAGGGACGACTCAAAGAAATCACAAAGAGCCTCGACGGAAAGCTCCGCGTGACGTTTGAAGTCGAAACAATCGACGAAGTAAAGGACATGGACGGCTATGATCTCGACATCACGGTCAAGACATACCGGCACAAGCGGTCATTGAATGCAAATGCTTACTTCCATGTCCTTGTCGGAAAGATCGCCGAGGCTCTCCGCATATCGAAGCCGAGGGCAAAGAACATACTGCTCGGCCGATACGGTCAAAGGGAAATGCTCGACGGCAAACCGGTGATCCTGTCCGTGCTCAGCCAGTACGACATGCAGGAACGTGAAGATCTGCATTGCATCGCGGTAGGACATGCCAAGCTGCAGGGCAAGGACTTCACACACTGGGCGCTGATCCGTCCGAGCCACACCTACGACACAAAGGAAATGGCGCTCCTGATCGATGGGACGATCCAAGAGGCAAAAGATCTCGGGATCGAGACCATGACAACACTCGAGATCGAGCGCATGAAACGCGCATGGAAGGCGCGATACTATTCAGACTTTTAGAAGCTCTCGCGAGAAGGCAAAGGAAAATAATATATCACAAATATTGCATCTGAGTGCCGGCTCAATAAGAGATTCTATACAAGGCCTGCGATGCCCGAAATGAAACCACTGCTCTGGTCATAAAAGCCTGACAGGGCGGTCGGACAAACTACGGCGCAGGTACTTCAATGCGGGGCGCTCGCCTCAGTACGGCAGGGCGGACGCTCCGAGGGAGGTGTAAAAAATGGAAACAGTCACAATACAGTTAAAGCTTCCAAGCCTAAACGAATATATTGCTGTATGCAGATCAAACGCTTATCAAGCCTCAACATACAAGAAGAAGATCGAGAATGAAATCGGATATTACCTTCTGCAGATGCCGAAGTTTGAGAAGCCAGTGAAAATACATTTCCACTGGGTAGAGGGAAACAAAAAGCGCGATCTGGACAACATAGCCTTCGCAAAGAAGTTCATACTCGACGCGATGGTCAAGGCGGGAAAGCTGCAGGATGATAACAGAAAATGTGTTACCGCATTCACGGACACATTCTCGTATGAAAAGGGATTCAAAGTCATATTGGAGATAGAGGAAGTATGAGCGGATGGATAAAACTACATCGTCAGATTCAAGATAATACCCTTTGGCTCAGCGATGAACCATTTGACTGCCGAAGCGCCTGGATCGACTTGATCATGATGGCAAACCATGAGTCTCGGGAAATATTTATGAATAACAACTTCATAACCATTGAACGAGGTCAGCTTCACAGGAGCCAGTTGAAACTTGCAGAACGATGGCACTGGAGTCGAGAACGAGTAAATAACTACTTAAAAAATTTAAAAAAAGCGGGGATGATTGACTTTACAGCCTCAACAAACGGCACAACAAGAGGAACAACGATAACCATAGTAAATTACGACAAATATCAAGTTGACCACTCAGCAGACCTTACAACAAACCCGACAACAGACCGACAACAGACCATACAACAAGCCGACAACAAACCCGACATAAACAAGAATATAAAGAATGTTAAAGAAGGTAAAGAAGGAAAGAAGGATATATATAGTTCCTCCATCTCCCAGATCTTCGACTATCTCAATCAGAAGACCGGAAAGAAATACACAGGTCGAAGCGATGCGCAGCGTAAGCAGATCATCGCAAGGTTAAAGGAAGGTTATACAGTCGAGGAGTTCAAACAGGTGATCGACAACAAGTGCCGCGAATGGAAACACGACGAAAAGATGCAGATGTATCTTCGACCTGAGACTCTGTTCAGCACAAAGTTCGAGACTTACCTAAACGACACCGAGACGGAGCGACAAAGAGCAAGAAGGGAGGAAGCGGAGATACATGAGAGGCAGCAGAAAGACCTCGAGGAAACCATATCCTATTGCGACATCGAAACCCTCTTCGGCTAAGTGCAAACGATGCAACGGCTCAGGCATGATCTGCTTCGAGAAGCCTGCCGAGGTCTACGCAAAAGAACGAGGGATCGAGAATATATACGGCAGCGGGATCAAGCTCTGGGTGGCGGCGAACTGTCCTGACTGTAACGGCGGATTCGAGGAAAGAGTAAACACAGCTAAGAAGAACGCGGGCATTCCCGAGACATTCTACGACAAGCGCCTCGATGCCTTCGACTGGGATCTGTATATCAAGGACGACGGCACTCCGGTAGATACTTCCTCACACAAGAAGGTTGTGGACTCTCTCATCAATGAGTTCGGCAAGTGGGAAAACGAGAACATGGGACTATATATCTACTCTCTCTCCAAAGGCACCGGCAAGACCTTCCTTGCATCCTGCATCTGCAACGAGCTCATGAGCAAGTACGCGATCAGGACACGGTTCGTCAATGCGTCAGATCTGATCGACATATCACAGTCAGGTGATCCTGACTCATACGATGAGTACAAGCGCAATCCGATGAAACTGCTTTATGAATGCAAGTTCCTTGTCATTGATGACCTGGGCCAGAAGAAAAACAGCGATTGGCTCGAAGACATTCTCTACAAGCTGATTGATGAGCGGATGCGAAACAAGCGTCAGACGATGATCACTTCGAACATAAAGATGCAGAGCCTGCCGTATGATGACAGGATCAAGACAAGGCTCGAGTCGATCTGCGTACCCTTGCACATACCGGAAACGATTATCAGATCAAAGGAGTCGAGAGACAAAAAGAATAAATTTTATCAAGAAATGGGGCTAATAGGAGGATGAAAACAATAGCAATCTTGATCGCCTGCTGCCTGATTAGTACCACGCAGGTACAAGCGGCCTGCATAGCTCAGGCGATCGAGCAAAGTATAAGTTATGAGAGCATCAAGGTGAAGAGCCACGGCTTCAAGTCATACACAAAGTACACGGCGATCACAAGGAAGAGCTCAAAGCAGTACAAGATACAAGCCGAGTATGCCTACACAGGCGAGTATGGCATCCGACAGGTAGACGGACGCTTCTGCGTGGCGGTCGGCACCGGAGTGACAAAGGAGATGGGCCAGTACATTGATGTCGTACTGGAAAACGGCACGGTGATCCCGTGCATAGTGTGCGACCAGAAGGCCGACGAACACACCCGAGCGGACAGGATCACGACCGCGCACAACCGATGCGTATGTGAATTTTACCTCGGTGAAGTCCTGCCGGAGATAAAAGCATGCGGAGACGTAAGTAAAGCTTGCCCAGAGTGGCAGTCTCCGGTGTGCGAGTTTAGGGTGTACAGCAAGAACATATTTGAAGGAAGGTGAGTAAATGATCGATGTTATTTCTATTAAAAAAGCTGTAAAAAATAATGAGTTACAGTTTTTTGTAAAGAACGGAAATATCTTATGTCGAGCCGACAATGGAGATTGTGTAAAAGTTGGTGAAACATATGACGAAGCAGAGAACACTAAACTCAAAGCGGAGATTGCGCGTCTGAAAGATGAAGCATCGTGGGATAAACACCCTGAACCTGGACATTAATTGAAAGAAGCAGAAAGAGAGGACAAGGGATGACCGACAAGCAAGTGGCTGAAATAAACAAGATAGTAAAAGAATGCAGATATAGACAACAAGGCGTATGCCGGATGCAAGTCTTACCGTGCGTAAGAGCCATTGACCGAGGTATCTGTCCAGAGATTATAGATTATTTGCAAAAGCATAAGACGGAAAGCGAGGATAAGGGATGACAATCTTTATAACGATTTTTATTATAGCGTGTATCGCAGAACTGATTATATTGAATAAGTCATTCTCGTATTTGGAGAAGGCAGAAAAAGCAATCAGGGAAAGAAGGTGAGCGGGATGATGACATTAGCAGAATGCAGAACGGAACTGATAACAGCATGCGCAAGTGACAAGGCACCGACAAAAGAGACATTCAACAAGGCGATTGACAGCGTCACGAGGTTGGAGCGAATCAAGATCTGGCTCGATGTCGATCAGGACACCGCAATGAAAAGAATAATGGATATCATGCAGGAGGGATGACATGGAAAATAAAAAAGATAACAACAATTGGATAGATTCTTTTATGACAGAAAAATCGGAATTGAAAAGAGCAGCTACGTCATTACATGATTTCTATATGTCATATATAAATGCCGGATTTAGCGAAGCACAGGCATTGGAAATACTTAAAACTATTATAACGATAGCATTTACAAACGGGGGTAGAAATCATGAGTAATAGATTCGATACGATAGCTGACAGCTTCGTGGAGTTCGCAGCGAAGGCGATCATGGCCTACTGCGACGGCAAGGAATGCTATCAATGCAAATATAACACAAAGGACGGCGGGTGCAAACTGAACAGGCCCGCGCTGTGGGGAGTGGAGGAAAAACATGCACC